TGCCTGAGATTAGTTGACGGTACAGCAATGATTACCTACGCAGAGCTAGCAGAAGCACTAGCAAGTTACAACCCAGAGCTAATTGATGGCTGGGTTGGCTTGAAGACCTATGTTTCTGCTGGTGATGGTGACGACACATTTGTTCAAGCCTGCTGGGCTGAGGCACTTGAGCTAATCACAATCTACGTAGGTATTCATGCTGTGCCTGACGCAATCCTCATTCGAGCAACTACAGAAGTTGGCTCTGAACTCTTCCACCGTAGGAGTGCTCCTAATGGTGTGGCACAGTTCACAACCTTGGACGGTAGTGCAATCCGCATTGCTAGAGACCCAATGGTTGGTGCATACCCTCTCCTAAGACGTTATGTCGGATGGGGTATTGCATGAGCGAACTCATGACAGTCAGCACGGCTATTGCAACGGTACTTAAGGATGCAGGACTTACTGCATTCCCATACCTCCCTGAACGCATCACTCCACCTTTGGCAGTAGTGCAAGCAGGTTCACCATTCCTCTCACAAGGAGGCTCATTTGGTGAGTTCAAGTCACGATGGGACATCACTCTAGTAACTCCTACAGGAGCTAATGACGTGAGCACGGAAAAGCTCTACGACCTTCTAGAGGATTCCATTGTGGCTTTGGTTAATAGCAAGTACAGCGTTGAAGAGGTGTCCAAGCCTTATGCCTTGGCTGCCAACAACGCTACGTATGTTGCAGTTGACCTCAAGATTTACAACAACGTAAGGATTTAAGACATGGCACGAATCAAGGGCAACAAGCTAACCATTGAGTTTGATGGCGAAGCTTACACAGACCATGTGAAGTCCCTAAAGCTTGAGCAGGCTGCTTCTGACAGCAAGTTTGTTACCTTTGCTGACGCTGCTGCTGGTGGTTCCTATGAATGGACCATGACTGGCTCTGCTGCACAGGACACAGACGCTTCTAGCTTCTGGACAATGGTTTGGGACTCAACAGGTACAGAGGTACCTTTCACAGTCGCACTACACGGCAACGCAACTCCATCTGTATTGGAACCTCACTATGAGGGAACAGTCAAGATTGGTGTTAAGCCTGCCATTGGTGGAGACGCTGGTGAAGACGTATTCGAATTTGATTTCGAATGGAAGGTTATTGGAGAAGTTACTAAGGTAACTGCCTGATAATGGCTGACGCAATCAACATTGGCAGTGGAGACTCAAGGGTACGCATTGAAGGTTTAGGCCAATCAATGCGTGCTCTCTCCAAGGCTGGTGCTGACTCAGAAGATATGAAAGACCTCATGCACGCTATCGGCATGATTGTAGTTAGGGCTTCTACACCTCCAAGCATCACAGGAACTCTTGCAGGGACTGTCAGGGCTGGTAGAGGAAAGACAAAAGCCGTTGTGCGTGCTGGTGGAGCAAGGGCACCGTATGCAGGAGTCATCCATTACGGATGGCCTCAGCACAACATCGAGGCACAACCATTCATCACACAAGCATTGCAGAGTGAGCAAAACTCTATCTTCAATGCTCTGAACGATGGTATTGGGGACATCCTCAAGAAGAATGACCTAAAGTAAGGAAACGAGAAATGAAGAATCTAACTATTGGCGAGATTGCCAAGGTTGAAGAGCTAAGCGGTATTTCCGCTGGCAAGTGGGAAGACGAAGATGAGCCTAAGGCTATGCAGCTTGCAGGCATGGCTTACGTGATTATGCGCAGGGAAGACAACAAGCTCAAGTTCACAGACGTTCTAGACATGGAAGCTGAGGAGCTAAGCACTATCGTTGTGGATTTCCAGACTGCCGTACAGGAGTCTTCGAAAAGCAAGTGACTCTAGGGACAAAGACCTAGCTACGTTCGTGGCAATCATTGGAATGTCACCTACAGAGTATTGGGACTTAACCCAGAACCAACGAAACGAGATTGTGGTTGCCTACAATAAGGCACACAAGAAGTAACAAGACTTCCTACCCTGTGTTTCTCGTTCACAGGGTAGGGACTAATCAAGGAAGGAGCCAAGATGGCTGGACAGACAATTACCGTCTCTGTACTTGCAGACACTAAGAAGTTCAAGCAAGGCATGAGCGCTCTTGGTTCCATGACTAAGGGTCTAATGGTTGGTGGTGCAGCTCTAGCTGCTGGCATTGGTCTATGGGCAGGTAGCACTGTCAAGGACATGATGCGTACAGAGCGTCTAGGAGCCAACACAGCGGCTGTTATCAAGGCAACTGGTGGTGCTGCTGGTAGGAGTGCTGGACAGGTATCTGCATACGCTGACAAGTTCGAAAAGCTAACGGGTATGGAAGCTGAGACTGTCACAGAAGGACAGAACGTACTACTTACCTTCAAGAACATTAAGGGTGCCAACTTCGACAAGGCAACCAAGAGCGCTGCTGACCTTGCTGTATGGATGAACAAGGGTTCTCTTGAGGGTGCCAATATGGCTGGTGCTTCTAACATGATGGGTAAGGCACTGGACAACCCTACAAAGGGTATGACTGCTCTTGCCAAGGTAGGTGTCTCATTCACAGATGGTGAGAAGGCACAGATTAAGGCTCTCCAAGCTAAGGGAGATATGGCTGGTGCTCAGGCAATCATCCTCAAGGCTGTTAATGGACAGGTAGCAGGAAGCTCTGTAGCTGCTGGTAAGACCACAGAGGGAATGTGGAAGAAGATTAGCAACTCGATTGGCAACGTGTCTGAGGGAATCCTTGCAAACGTAATGCCAGCATTGCTAGGTCTTGCTGCATGGTTCCTCAAGGATGGAATGCCAGCAATCAAGGGCTTTGGTGATTGGATTACAGCCAACATCATGCCTGCCCTTCAAGGCTTTGGTACATATATTACTGGCACTGTTGTTCCTGCGTTCATTGGCTTTGGCACATGGATTGTTAACAACAAGGACTGGCTAGGAGCACTTGCTATCACTGTAGGCATCCTTGTAGGAGCCTTCATCTTGTGGCAGGGAGCACTTGCAGCATGGACAGTCATCACAACTGCTGCAACAGCCGTACAAGCTGCATTCAACCTCATCATGTCAGCCAACCCTATTGCTCTAGTCGTCATTGCCATTGCTGCTCTTGTCGCTGGACTCGTCTACTTCTTCACACAGACTGAAACAGGCAAGGCTATTTGGGCAGGCTTTACCAAGTTCATTGGTGAGGCATGGGCTAACGTAAGCACATGGGTTAAGGCTACATGGGCAAAGGTTAGTTCAGCATTCTCTGCTGGCTACGAAGCTGTTAAGGGCTTCCTCAACCAAGTATGGAACGTAATCAAGACGGTATGGAACTACAGCCCTTATGGACTCATCATTAACAACTGGGGAAAGATTATGGACTTCTTCCGTGACATCCCCAACAAGATTAAGGGTTGGTTCGATGGTGCTATTGGTTGGCTCAAGTCTGCTGGTGGCAATGTTGTAGAGGGATTGTGGCGCGGTATCTCAGATGGCTACAACTGGATTAAGGGCAAGATTGAAGGTTGGGTCAACAACGTTATTGACTTCATCAAGAATGCTCTAGGTATCCATAGCCCTTCAACTGTCATGGCTGAGATGGGTCATTACATGGTCAAGGGACTTTCCAACGGTATCGATAAGTCAGCTTCCCTAGCTACTCAATCCATGGCAAGGCTAGCCAATGGACTAACAGGAGACTTTGAGAACTCCCTAGCTTTTGACACAGTGCGTGCTGGCGGAACTGTATATGTCATCAATGGACTTGAGTTCCAGCCAGCAAATAGTCAAGAGCAAGACCTTTGGGACCAGTTCGGTTCTATGCTTGCTCGTCAAAACAAGGCAGGTGTTAAGTGAGCATTACTTGGGGTACTAAGAAGGACGGGTACGTAATTGGTTATGAGGTAGGAAGCTACGGAGTTGTCACAAGTGCAACTGCTAGCGTTACTGTCCCTATCAACGTATACATTCAGCGTGATAAGTCACTGTCTGACTCAAGCAACAAGCTTGAATGGAAGGGTGATTGGTTCGCTGACTCTTCACAGAGCAATATCAACGTATCTGGTATTGGTCAGATGCTCGTTAAGACCATCAACTTTACGCAGGCATTGGTGTACAACG